TACGTGTACACGGACAGGGGTGCGTCCGGATACACGCGCGTCGGACCCACTAACGAAATGTGATTCTTGTTGAACCCGCGCAGTTCTTCCGGGTCGCGGGGATGGACGGCCTGGGAATATTCGAGACGGCGCAGACCAGACCCTCCCCAGGACATGGACACGTGCGACTCCAGATCCGACCCACGCACTTCAGGACCGGCAACAATCACGAGCTTATTTGCAAGCTCGCCCAGTAACATCTGCTCAACCGGTTCCGTAGTATGGAGCATTTGACGGTGCAGGGTGGTCTTGAGATGGTAGGCCACGCGATTCAAAGTCACGGTGGAATCTGTGTGCGGCACAATGGAAAGAATTAACGGATAGTCGCTGGGGAACCCCTCATTGACCAGGGTGACACACACGGACTCGAAACTCACTCCATCGTATTCATCGTCGATCCGGCTCATGACTAACGGCTCGCCGGACGGATCCGGGGAAATATGGACTTCAAGTAACCGAACACCGCTGGCCAAGGCTGCAGAAATCGGCTTGAACACCACACCGGGGCAGCGGTAATCACATAACCGTCCCGAGTGTGCAGATCCTTCAGGAGTTAAGGTCGTCATGACTTCGCGGGAAATTGCATAGAGGACAACGCCAAGGACTACGAGAGGCAAGAGGTCCATTACATTTACTTCCTAGGAATTTTGAACAAGGTATCACGAAACGCATTCACCACTTCATCGGGGACCCGCTTGTCCATGGAGACTTCATTCAGGCAGGATAAATGAAAGTACAGGCAATACATACCACATTCCGATTCCCGGCGTTGATGCCGGGTCGTATTGTAGGTTAACTGCATCCCTTCCGGATGAATACCCATGACATCTGCCTGCTCTTTCCAACGACTCATCAATGTCCGGATTTGCGGTTCCGGTGTCATGGCGTAGGAATCAAAGTATGTCATGCGGGGAAACACCAATTCAGGGCGCATATCGCAGAATACAGCGACCCAGTGCTCGCCCGGTCCATCGTGCACATCCGTATTAATCACAATCCCGATGCGATGGTACCCCTTCTTGTACAGTTTCTCCAGTTTCAGTGAACACAAGGTCGACACTAGGCACGACGACGTTTCCGATTTCAAGTCGAAATCGATCGGAACACATCCCACAAAGTAGTAATCTTCAAACAGCTTCTCGTACTTATTTTCAACCTCATCGATATCATCCGACGATAACCATTCGTGCCGGTTCTTGGACCACTCTGCAGGTGCCTTGGTCTTGGACAACATAGAGGTCACAATGCACGCCGGTGCGCCTGATTTGCACTTGTTATGAAACCGATCCTTCAAGTCGTTCCAGACCGATTCAGTGGATCCGCGTGCAACAGGTGGTTCAGAGGGATGTTCTTTGTTGTAGACCGTGCGGAGACGTTCGACTTCGGCTTTATCCACCGACATTGTTCATTGGGATAGAGGAAATTAGTGATGACGACGCCGGCGTGTTCGGCGGCTGCGAGTGCGACGACCAGCCTTTGTAGGAGGGTAATACTTCTTCAGCTCGTCAAACGTTTCATCGAGCTCGGTTTGTGCACTTTGGATGGGACCTGCCATTGGTGTGTCTCCAACCTCTGAATATGACCGTTGGCGTTGAGGCTGCTTTAAGACTTCAGCATGTAGTTTCTTCAGTTTTTCGTTGAGTGCAAACATCTTATCCACCAATACACCCGTTTCCTTCGACCACTGAAGAGCCTGTTCTGGAGTGCTGTCAGGCAGGAGGATGAATGGCATTATTGAGTAGGAAGGTAAAAAACGGAAAGCATTCGGTCTACCTGAAAATGAATGAATGCCTCTGCACCAATGTCCACACTGTGATAAAGCCTTCGCACGGTTGTATAATTTACAAGATCACATACGAACTCACACCGGAGAAAAACCACACAAATGTCCGCACTGTGATCAAGCCTTCGCACAGTTGTCTAATTTACAACGTCACGTACGATCTCACACCGGAGAAAAACCACACAAATGTCCGCACTGTGATCAAGTCTTCGCACAGTTGATTAATTTACAACGTCACATACTAACTCACACCGGAGAAAGACCACACAAATGTCCGCACTGTGATCAAGCCTTCACACAGTTGATTACTTTACAACGTCACGTACTAACTCACACCGGAGAAAAACCACACAAATGTCCACACTGTGATCAAGCCTTCGCACAGCTGATTAATTTACAACGTCACATACGAACTCACCATGAGACTGAATGGAAACTGCGTCAAAAGAAACGAGAACAGGAAATCGCAGACTTCCTTACACGAGTAAAGTTGCATTTTGTGCGTGAGCACATTATCAAAACAGACTGCCTAACAAACGGTAATACATGGAGTAGAATTGATTTCGTATTTGTGTTCGAGAACAAGATTGTGTATCTTGAAGTCGATGAAGACCAACACATAATGAACGGTGCGAGTTGTGAACTCAAGCGAATGGTGGACGTGCAGAGCGCACATGTAATCGAAGGAAATACCTTACCCATCACGTGGATACGGTATAATCCTGATGCATTCAAAATTGACGGAATATCGACACGTATCTCGAGTGAATCCAGGCAAAATGCACTGTTTACCGTTTTGAATGAAATACAATCGGACAGTGATCTTCCTGCATGTCGTGTTATCTATATGTTTTACGATACCCTGGACGGAAAACCTGCCATCTTTGACGATCCAGAGTATTCGGAGTCCTTTAAGCAATTCGTTACGGTAAAAAACGGAAGTACCGGCTCGTAAGGAATGTAAACTCAATGGAGACCCTTACGACCCCTCTTTCCCGCCTCGTTGATGTCACGCGTCGCCTTACCGAGGCGAATACAATTGCCGGCCAGCTGCGCAAGGAGCGCGATGCTCTCGAGACGGATCTCACAACTCTCTACAAGTCCAATCCGGACCTTCCGAACAAGATCGAGCTCAAGACGTCACAGATGGTTCTCACCGTTAAACGTCCTACCCAGTGGAAGCGGGGTTGGACACTCTCCAAGAAGGAGTTGGCGCGTCTGTTACTGCACATCCTTCCAGAGCATGGAGCGGATGTCATGAAGGAGATTGAGAGGATGCATGAGCCTACGTTAGTGTCTGACGAGTTTGCGTTTGAGCTTCGATGAGTTATCCGGTTTGAGAGCCGTTAGCCTTATTGAACCATGACATGATGAATTGATTCCTGTCTCCGGTGATTCCCAAGTCGCTACGAACAAAAATGAGATTACCCGTGTGGCAAATCAGGTTATATCCTTTTGATTCACCCAGTGCCCGCATCGAATGGAAACATGTACCAACGTGCGTGGCATCGGAAATGTGATCTGTCACATTCGGCGAAATGTACGAATTCACCTCCACAATCACAATCTTGGGACGAAACTTTTTGACTGCATCCCATACCTGGTAATCGTTCGAATCAATGTCCAAGGACAAGACGTCAAAATCAATGGGCATCGGGGTCCTAGAGAGGATACCGTCGAGTGTGTCGACACCCTCTGCCCGGACATACATCTTGAGAGGCATGATGTTCGGGTACTGCTTGCACGTTTCAAGGAGTTGGGGATACCATTCATCCGTCGGTTCAATGTAGATTCCACGGAATCCACGCTCAATCAATGCAAATGTATTGGACGCATACTTTCCATCACACGCTCCAAATTCACACACATAACCACGTGTGATACCGAGGCGCCTTAAAAGTTCGCGGATAATTCCATCTTCGCCTCCTTGACTGTAGATATTCTTTCGGAAGGATAACCAATCAGTCATTTGTTAGCTTTATCTGTCTATTTGATTCGTGTTCCATTTCCGCAATGACTTTTTGAAATTCTTTCAATTTTTCCTTGAGATCACGAATGGATTGTTCGGGAATAAACCCGTGCTGGAGTCTCACAATTGGTACTGCCATAATCTGGTGGAGACGAATCGCTTGAACAGCCAGCGTTGACAGGTGTTTCACCATCAACAGTATGAGTATTCTACAGAAAAGAATCTGTAAACCTACCAGCTCGTCTCCTTCTCGAAGCGACGCTCTTCCAACGCGAGGTGCTTGAGAAAGACCTGGAGATCCTCCGGCACGCCCAGACCCCACATCTTCTTGCACGGCTCAATCGTAATCTTCAGTCCAGCAAGGATGGCCTCATTGTACGTCGGAACGGTATAGAACTCATTGTTCACGCGGATATTCTTGGCAATCATCTGGTCCGCACACCACACAAAGTCCGAACCCCGGGCCCATAAATAGATACCCGTCGTGGCATGGTCGGAAAACGGATCCTTCTCGCGCACCTCCGTGACAAGACCATTCTCCACCTTGGCATAGGACCACTTCGGATGGCGCTCACCATCAAAGGTCGAGATCTTACCATCTGCACCATTCAGCTTGATAAAACTACTCACATTAAACCCATCAAGGTACTGGTCACTGTTTGCAATCAGTAAGGGCTCGTCGTTATCAATGAGGTTGCGGGCCAAAAGAACCGTGCACGCCGCACCCTCGGTCACCTGATTCACCGTAATCACCGTACACCCTGGGGCGATGCGATAGAGGAAATCGCGGCATGACGGCGGGTAGTCACCGCGAATGATAAATACGAACCGCGCACCAGGGACACGCAGATTGTCCACGACCCACTCAATCATGGGCTTTCCATCCACGGGAATCAACGGCTTGGGATCGCGGTATCCGGCCAGGGCAAAGCGGCTGCCATTGCCAGCCATTGGAATCACGATCGTAAGCATCTTACTAGTAATCTACTTGCAAATTGTAAATGAAGATTATCGCGCATCGTGGAAACTTGCACGGTCCGAATCGTGCAACCGAGAACAAACCCGCAACCATCATTGAGGCAATCAGCAAGGGGTTTGATGTCGAAATCGATGTGTGGATGTACCATGATAAATTCATGCTGGGCCACGATGCCCCGGACACTCCCGTGACACTCCACTTTCTACTGCAGTACAAGCACTCGCTGTGGATTCACTGCAAGGATATCGATACCCTCGTTGCCCTCAAGAATGAATTCAACTGCTTTTTCCACGACAAGGATACTTATACCTTGACGAGCCGCGGCTTTATTTGGGGAAATGTGGGGTCATCTCCTCATTACGAAATGATCCAGGTGATGCCAGAACGTGCCGGTTCAGCACCCTTCGTCGACGGCTACGGAGTGTGCACCGATTATCCCTTCAGGTACCGGTAGGACCGCGTCCGTCGTGTCTTGCGGGTCTTCCGTCTCCGCCGCTTTCGACCACCGTCCACATCCATGGCGTCCTTCTTCTTGAGCAGTTGTCCCTGTGCATCATAGACCGCCCTGTTTACATCTACATTGTTCAGCAGAATGAGTGTACCGGGAGGAACAACATACTCCTTTGCAATTTCTCCCCTCACCACATCGTGAATACGAAAGACGGGTAGTGCTTGTCTGCGTACTCCATTCAGCTTATAGTCACCTGTTAACTGGTTATTAACAGCATAGAGCACCAGTCCGGGAAGCAGTTCACCTTGAAAGTCCACTTGGATCTCTATTTCCCGACGCGGACGCGCCGCGACCGGCGGAATCTGGATCTGTAACCCTCCGGGGTTGAAGCCAAAAGGATTCATTGAACCCATCTTTTACTTCTTACGCAGATAATCCATCATCTTCACGACCTGCAAAGTAGTCTCGCAATCCAGATTCTAGCTTTCGATCCGTTAATTCCCACACATCGTCGCCATTTGCACGAACAACCGTCCGAATATCGCGAATTCCATCCAAGACCTTGTGGCGCTCCACATACTTGCGGTTTGCATGAGTTCCATGCCACAAGTGATAAATGGTCCCTGGCAGGCAGGAGATGCGGGGTTTCGGTAACTTCTTGTACTCTTCATAGGCTGGAGCCAAGGCCGGGCGCAAGTACCCCTTGGGAAAGTCCACACCTAACCATGCAGCCGCAGACAGGGTATCTCCGCTTCCCGTGATGCCGTACTGAAAGAAACCAGTTTTGCGGAACCACGACCGCCGGAACGCCCACCCGAATCCCGGATGGTAGACCGGGTCGTAGAGTTTGGATGTATCCATGTACAGGACCGACAGTCGTTCCTGGTTGGCCTTGGTGTACGTCAAGTCAAGCCACACGGCCGATGCAAACGGCTGGACGGCATCATGCGTATCCAAAAGTCGAGACAGATCGTCGTACCACCCAGACTGGGAAAAGACGATATCCGCATCCAGGAACAAGACCTTCGTGTACCACCACGACACTTTGCGCTCGAGCAAGGCGCACAGCCGTTCCTTGTGAAAGAGAACAGACTTGGACCGCACGTGGATTGCATCGTAAATCTCCGGCGGACTATCCCCGAAACAGAGTTCAATCGTGTACAATGGAATCAGGGCTGCACGCATCTTTTCAACCGTGTACATGTAATTCATCAATAGCCGTTTGGATCGAGCTGGATTGAAGAAGACAAGACACACGGCAAGATCTGTACGCCGCGGGCGAATGTAGCTACAATCTGCAGGGTCCACAACCTGCAGACTCACCACAGGGCGGTCTGGGAGCATACCAATTACATTCCAGTTCAGGTTTTGTTATGAAAAACGAAACATATCCGGCGCAGAAAGTAGAACCCATGGACTACTTTCCTTACAACCCTGCCAACCGTGTCTTTACCGAGGCTGACATTCATCGTATCCTTCGGACACACGGGTTGCCGCATTATCGCGTAACAAACCGGAAACTGTTCCAGACGGCCATGGTTCATACGACCTATGTCCGACGCGCAACGTACACGACTCCGGATGGAACACCGGCGAGTCTTGCCCCATGTCCTTCGGGAATGATGCCCTTGCAAGATGAGAGTTACGAATGTCTCGAGTTTGAAGGGGATGCAGTGTTGGGATGCAGTGTGGCGACTTATTTGCGGCACAAGTTCCCGGAGAAGAAGCAGGGATTCTTGACGGATGCCCGTAAGGAGCTCGTCAATAATGACCGAATCGGGGACTTGTCGAAGAAATTGGGACTGGATACATTCTATGTAATTTCCCGGAACAATGAAGAGTCTGTGGCGATTCGTGGACGGACCAACACCAAGAAACTCGGCGATATCTTTGAAGCATTCCTCGGTGCCTTGTGGACGGACTGTGGCAATCGATTCAATATCGTCTCTACCTTTGTGAATACCGTGATTGAGACGTACCTCGATGTCGATGAGATTGTCGCATCGGCAACGAACTTTAAAGATTTGTTCCAAAAGTACAGTCAGCGGGAGTTCAAACTGA